TAAACATGTCCCAATGCCCCGGAACACCTTGTCCTCCCTCCAAGGCCGCTACTGGATGCTTACTGTACCCTTCCATGAATTCACTCCGTACCTGCCACCATCAGTATTGTTTATTCGAGGCCAACTTGAATGCGGAGAAGGGGGATTTCTACATTGGCAACTGCTCGCCATTACCGGGAAGTGCAGAGGCACAAAGCTACGCGAGTTATTCGGACCCGTTCACATCGAACTATCCAGAAGTGATGCCAGTGATGAGTACGTCTGGAAAGAAGACACCCGCGTCGACGGAACCCAGTTTCAATTGGGGAGACGGCCCATTAGCCGAGGCAGATCTACTGATTGGGACGCCATTCGAGCACAAGCTATTCAAGGAGACCTTACTGAAGTACCCAGTGACATATATGTTCGGTGTTACAACCAACTGCGAAGGATTGGCCAAGACCACTTACAACCGGTTGCTATGGAGCGAACTTGTGCAGTGTACTGGGGTCGTACTGGGACTGGGAAATCGAGAAGAGCCTGGGAAGAAGCTGGACTACATGCTTACCCTAAGAATCCGAGATCCAAATTCTGGGATGGTTACCAAGGTCATGAACATGTTGTCATCGATGAATTTCGAGGCGGCATCGACATCGCTTACATGCTCATCTGGCTTGATCGTTATCCGGTCATTGTGGAAGTTAAAGGATCCAGTACAGTGTTGCGAGCTTCATCAATTTGGATCACTTCAAATGTAGATCCGAGACTATGGTATCCAGAAGCAGATACAGAAACGAAAGAAGCTTTATTAAGACGTCTTAATATAACTCATTTCCACTAATTTTGCGATAATGCGCCTCCGGCTTCATCATCCACACGGACAATAGAACCAACGGGGCCAGGAATATAATCCAAGTATGCCAACGCTTGTCTACGCTTATTCAAACGCTGCTCTTGGGTTGCCCCAACAGCAGTAGTTGTAAATTGGAAGCCAGCTTGTTCAGGCATCTTCATATGGTAATGGAAGGTTTGATCAACAGAAACACCATGTCCATCATACTGGTTTGCATTAATATCACCGACTTCAGCAAAGTAACCTGGCTGTCCTTCCGTACCGCCAGATCCAATACTTGAAATCAAATCAGTGTGATATATAACCCACATATAACGCATAAACTTCTGTTGTTCAATATAATTACCTCCATTAAGAAACTTGTTGAAATCAACTTCCAGATTACGAGGACCTTGCACCGTCCAGACATACGTCTGCCCGGGTTGCAAGATAATCTCGACAATCTCGGATTGCCAGTTTCTTGTGAATCCAGGAACAAGGTTAGGGTGTAAACCGAGCTTCTCTCGGTTTACACTAAACACATTGCCTCCTGAATTTTGAGGATTTGTACCTTCATCCAATTCTGCAAGTTGTCCTGACAAATCACCTAAAGGTTCTATGTCAGTACACTTCTTTGGCTGAGAATTGAATAAACGCATCTTGTACGCACGCTTCGAATTGTTTCGAAGCGTCACCACACAAGAGCTATCAATAACACCAACTCGGAAACCCTCCTTGGTGAAATCTGTAGCTGTGTCATACACTGGGATAGAGCTTCCGGGAGCTGGCTTATTATTCCAAAGAATAGAAGCAGCTTCCATGATCGATGCAGGACTAAATGCAAAAGGAACACTTAAGTATTCTACCTTTTGCTTGTTGTCAAAGTTTCCACCAAATCCAGATGTCCCTCCAAACCACAGTCGTGACACTACTTTCTTGTGGAATCTTCCAGTAATAGCACCAGGCATAAGCAGTTTCTTGATCGCCCGTTTCACATCAGGTTTCAACTTGGCTACCTTTTGCCGTTTATTACCTCCAGTCTTTCCCTTACGTATACCACCAGCATGATAATCATCGAAAGTAACGTTAGCACGCTTATTAATTGAATGGCGCGCACTGCTAACACTTCCTGATCGACGACGTTTGTACATGGGAAGCAACACATCCGTGTTGCTTCCTGCTCTGACAAACTTTCGTACCGCGCGGGCAGCATAAGAACTGGTTCGTCTGCGTTTCTTCGAAACGCCTCCTCCTCTTGAACGGGGCATAGTTGTTGAATTTTTGGGAAAGTATTTTCGATAGGCTCCAAATATTTCGGCGGCACCTACGGCGCCGGGAACGCCACCACTAATGAAACCAAGAGTAGCCGCAGCAGGATAGCCAAAATCCATATTTTTAGGAAAGTGGGGCTGCGCCCCACACCCCCTTTCACTCATCCCGTTGGGACGAGTGGTTACGTGGGGACGTCATCGTAGTAAGTAATACTAGGTGTCCCAACACCTTTGGGTGCTTACTACGATGACATAGGCCGGGCTTTCACTTTCGCTAATCCCTAAACCCTAAGACCCTAAACCCTAATCCCTAAAGGGGGTGGGCTCAACAGACCCGGGACGCAGACCCGGGTCTGTGCCCCTAAGCGGGGACCACGCAGACCTGGGTCTGGGACCACGGGGACGAACGGGAACACCGACGGCAACCGTGTTGCCATCGGAGAATTTAGAGTGATTTGATTGGTCGGAGAATTTTAACCAATGAGAATTTTTTGTCGCGCCACATAAGCCTCACCAAAAGTATATAAAAAGAGAGCAAATTGAGACGTTTAAACATGTCCCAATGCCCCGGAACACCTTGTCCTCCCTCCAAGGCCGCTACTGGATGCTTACTGTACCCTTCCATGAATTCACTCCGTACCTGCCACCATCAGTATTGTTTATTCGAGGC